AGTCTTAGCGGCACCGTCCCACTTGTGGGAACCGGTGGCGCAACCGCACGCCACATACACCACATCGTCCGAACCATCCGACCAGCCCGCAAACCCAGCACCAAACGTACTGGAAGTCGTGCTGATGGTCGTGTCCGTGAACGTGCCGTCATCCGAATAATACACGCTGTCATTACCAGACAGCAACACTTGTGGGGTGCCAGACTCCCAGAAAAACAGGTTGACTGACCCACCCCAGTTTTGCGGCAGAATACCGGCCACATTTCCGGTGCCCCACCGTTGTAGGCCACGGCGTTGAAACACGCCGCCCCGTGGATCAATGTCCACATTCAACAAGTCAGGAGACTCGTTCTCACTTAGGTTGAATACGTCGGCCCGAAGATTCAGACCGCCCGTAAAATCCTCAATGGCGAAAGCACGGAACGCCATCAGATATCCATTGAACCCCAGCGATGCTTGTGACCGCCAGTAGACAGCCGCAACGGCGCATAGGATTCTGGTTTCATAATGTCACGGCGTGCAATCAGCACGCCGTCATTGAACGCACGTTCATACTCTGCCGCCATCTGCGGCGCTTCCTGCGCCCTGTAGATTTGGGACACAGCGTAATACACCAACGGCAAATCAAACTCGTAAGGACCATCCACAGTCCCCCCAGCAGTCACCCAATCCTCAGGGTTCCTATAGGCACGGGCCTTCAACGTATATACACCGGACGGAATTGGGAACAAATGCAACTGGCCTGCCCAAAACGCCACATACATTGGACGGCCCGGAGCATCAGACGCACCAATAAAATAATCCTCCGCCATATCATACGAAATCCACTCCAGTCGAACATTCACCTGATCAACCAAAGACACAACCTCACGAATATCGTGATCCGTGAAATCATTTACCGTATATGACCGTTGACCGTCCGTAGTGTCAAACTGGAACGACACCTCCAAATGAGGCCAACGCCGTTCCAAATCTAAAATACGGTTATAGCCGTCACGAATATACAAATCCAGCAAAGCATCTGAAACGTCATCAGTTTCGGTTTCCGTTATCGTGCGGGCGTTATCACGAATCTGCTGTAGAGTCAGCCTTGTCATCGCCACGGCTGTCACCGCCCTTCTTCTGAATAGACCTCAGATGACCCATACAGAATGCGGTGCCTTTGGCACGCATCCCTTCACAAGTGTCATCGTTAGCGGAACATTTGTTGCCCCGACCCAAATATGGTGCGGACGGTGCCGCAAGACGGGCACCGTCCATATGGGCCAACCGTGCCGCATTAGCCGGTTGTCCGTACAAACTGTAGGCGGGAACTGCTTGAATATCGCTCATCATATATAGCGATTACGTTCTAGTGTAAATGATTAGGGGGAGAGGGCCGTAGCCCCCTCCCCCAATAATCATCGGATTATGTTGATCAGGCGGTACGAGCCGTCAACTTACCCTGCTTAGCGGCGTTACGGCAAGTAAGGTTGCCGTAGCACATGATCAGAGCGTAACGGGCATCCAGATTCTCAGGACGCACGAAATCGGTCTGCTCAAACCACTTGCCGGAGTGACCCACCAAGGTCAGGTACTTGCTGTTCAGGAAGTACATGACACCAGCGGTGCAATGCACATCGTAAGTCACCGGAGCCGACTTGAACAACAGGTTCTGGAACCCGGCATCCGCCGTCTTGGCATCGGTGTACCGCAACTGCGGCTGAAGCAGCGACTCATACTTCTCAAAGAGAGTCTGGGTCGTCAGCACCATGTCCGGGTGGTCGTTACCAACCGAAACGCTGTTGTAAGCGGTAGCCATGTCAGCCAACGTGAGCGCACCAGCGGTGTTCTCCTCGTAGGACTGCCAGAACTCGTTACCGGCGGTCGCACGGTTGATGCCACCGACAGTACCACTAGCCTCAACAATGTTGCCAAGACCGTTCCAGTCCTTGGCGGAGTTGCCGGTGCCGTCAGCGAAGAACATCTGGTTGAAGCCCTCACGCATCGACTCCTCGGCCTGCATGATCTTGGCCTCCAGAAGATTGATGATGGCGGCTTCGCCGTTGTTCTTAGCCTCCTCAATACCGGAGATAGCGATGCTGGCGGCGTACTGCTTCCAGTCGTACTCGGCGGCGGACATGCCTTCCTGAGCGGTCAGGGAGATAGTGTCGTAACCAGAGTACGAACCGACGGTACCGTTCAGCCCGTAAACCAACGGCTCCACGATCTTCGTGCCGCCGTCCAGCATACGGATACGGCCCTTGTCCATCAGATAGTTCGTCAGGGGTCGGGCGGTGAAAATGTTGTCCGTCATCTGATCCCGATAGTTAGCGAGAGTAGTTGACAGCAACGAATCAAAGTTGGTGTTACCAGCCATGATGTTACCTCTATTCTAGGTGAAATGGTGAATAAACAATAAGTTCACATACCCATCTGATTCTTGGCTAATGCCCAAGCATCGTGAATGGAACCGATCTTACCCACCGGAACATCTGACGGACCATTAGCGGATGCTCCACCTTCAACAAAACTTGCGTCACGTTTCGCATCAACAACCTGCTGGTTCTGATCCTGAACAATCTGGCTGGCCTGCTGGTCAGCCTGAATCTTCTGAACCAGACGGTCATAAGCAATCTGCTTGTAGACCGCTTCCAGATTCGTGGTTCCGGCATCTAGCGCCGCCTTCACCACTTCCTGTGGGTTGAAATCTTCGTATGTGTTTTGCAGACGGGCAATTTCCTTTTGCAACTGATCGTTGGCACGCTCCTGCTCATACGACTGGATTCGCTGTTCCGCCTCCCAAATCCGTTGCTCCAACGGATCATCAAACTGGGGGGTTTCCGGCGTATCGGTCGCCTCCGCAACCATCCGCTGGGCTTCCGCTACCCCGTAATGACGGGACAGAACATCCAGCGTTTGCTGTGGATTAGATTCAAGAGCCTGTTGCAACGTCTGTGCAAACTGCAACTGTTCCCTCTGCTGAGACAATTCCTGAGTCTTACGAGTATAATCAGCCTGACGTTGATATCCCTGAATTGCCTCATTGAAAGGCACATCCAGTTCCTCACCGTCAACCTTGACCTTGACGTACTTTCCGTCGAAAGCACTGGTGTCAACATATTCGTATGATTCAGTTGGTGTCTCTGCGACTGTCTCGTTTCCAGTTTCCCCGACCACATCAGGTTCGGGACTGGTTTCAACAGCAATATTTTCGTCAGACATCAAGTCTCCTATAATAGAGTCCAATAAGGTTGCTCTATATATGGGGTATGCCGTTCTAAAAACGGCATACTAATCAGCCTGATTATACGGGCGGTGACCCCATAGGCCCGCCCAGAAGCCCCAGAAGGGCCGGATCGACCCCCTCCGGTACCGGGAGGCCCGGAACCGGATTCGGAGCCATAGGAGGCAAACCAGCGGCCTCTGGTGGCATCTCAGGTTCAGGTGTCGTCATAAACATCTCCGGGTTCTTCACACCAAACCCGTACTGAAGAACATACGCACCCAACTTCTGAACATCCACCACCCCGGCAGAAACAAACGGGGCCATCGCATCAATCAACTGGACAGCAGACTGACGACGATACGCCTCATTGTTCGGCTGGGTAGACCCAGCCGCAACCTCAAAATCAAACTCACCGGCAATATAATCACGATCAAACGTGACCCACATCGGCTCACCGTCCTTAGCGGTGATCCGTGCCACCTGCTCACCAGTCATAAACTGCTGAGCCAACTGCAAAACACGACGACCGACGGCAGAGACAGCAATCTCAATGGTAGCCAACTTGTCGGCAGTCCTAGCGTTCTGAGCATCCTGAATGAGTGCGGCTTCGGTGGCGGTGCGGCGAATCTCCGACACGCCGCCACGCATAAACTCTGTGACACCAGAAATCAACTCAATGTCCGTGCGGATCAACTCCGACTGGTTATAGAACTCTGGCGGGTTGATCAACGCCGGGAACGGCGCAACCGAATCACCCAACGGCCCGTCACCCGTAACCGGCACCATCACATTATCGTCATCCGATTCCAACGCCGCACGCCCATTAGAATCAAACGACGTTTCACGGAACAAATACTTCCGTGCATACCGCTTACGATGATTCATCATCTGCGTGCGAGTCTCATTCAACTCCCGTTGCATCGGCTCAATCGCTTCCAAATCACCGATCGGATAGAAATGATCCGGCACATCATAGTTGCGGATCATCACAAACGGATGACCAAACGAATACGGCATCTTCTTCGGCTTGATCAAGAACCCGTCACCAGCATCAGCGAACACCGACACCGTGTTGTTCTTCAAATCATAAAACTCGTAGACATCCGCATAGCCCTCGTCCTTGTCGTGAACCTTGCGGGACGACGGATCATCCGTATAGCGGGCGTATGACACGGC